GTCTCCTGCTCGAACATCAGGTTGCCGCCGCGCACCAGCGGGGCGAAGCTCTGCCCGGTGTGGATCGAGCAGACGCCGAGACACTTCTTCAAAACGTAGTTGACGTCCTCCTCTGGCATCTGCGCGAGGATTTCCGTCACTGGCCCAAGCGCCTCAAAGATAAGTTCATTCTGCTGCGCCTGGGAGATTTCCTGGCCGTTGGTCAGCGCGTCCGGCACCTTGCGCAGCGCCTCGGCCCAGCCGCGCCCCATGCCGCTGATGACCGGCGCGACCTTCCTGGCGACGTGGGCCTGATCAAAAACCGGCATCTTGCCGATCATGAAGCGATGGCCGTTAACTTCAACTTCCGCCATGTCATGCCTGCGGCGCTATCCCCGATCCAAGGGTGAAGTCGACTTTGATACTGTGGAACGTCCACACCATTTCACCGCCATCCTTGGCATAGGTGACATCGGCGAATTTCGCGTATGCCACCTCCTGGCAGACGATTGTGTCACCACGCGCCAAGTCTCTGATCGAGATGGTATTGCGGCCGTGGGTGGAACCGTCAGCCGTGTCGGCCGCGTACATCGCCGACAAGAGCGAGTTCTGCGGCGATGTCTTCAAAAACCGGGTGGTGATGGTCGCGCCCTTGCCGGCGTGGAGGGAGTGCATACCCTCGCCGCCCGCGCCGATGGTCATCGTGTTTTTGTCCTCGGTCATGACGATGGAGATGCCGCCTTCCGAGTTGCCGCTGCCGGGGCCGCCCAGGTTGAAGTTCCCGTTTGGCCCCGATATCGCCACCAGATTGTCGAGGAACGAGTAGGTAGGCATTCTACATTCTCCTTATGTAGATCAGCGGTTGACGTTGATAATCACGTCGCTCGAATGGACTGCGCCGGCCAGTTTGATTGCTATTTGAATAAGCGGCGCGATGCGCGCGGCCCTATCCGCCGCCGGCTGGGTATCCACCGAGTTGGCCCAGGTGTACCAGCCCTTGGCGAGATAGTCGCCATAGGTCAACCCGCCAAACCCGATGGCCTGCCACACGCCTGGGGCGATCAGCCCGTTGGTGACGCCCTGCGAGAGGCCGCCATCCGCGCCGGCAACGAGTATCTGGACGCCGTTGTTGGTCTGGGGAATTTTGGGCGTCGAGTAGAGGATATTGAACAGATCGGTCTGGACGCGGTTCGCCAGCCAGTCCGTCCCGTGTATCTCGTCAAACCACGCCGGCCCCGAGACGACGCCCTGCTCAAGGATCGCGACCCCGTTTTCGTACATCACATAGACGTTAAAGCGCTTGTTCTCGATGGCGTTCGCCTGGGAGGCCGAGAGGACTTCCGGCACCACTCCAGGCTCGGTCTTAAATTTCATCGTGATCGTGGTTGCGCTTCCCTCGAAATTCACCGTAAAGGCGCGCCCGAAGAACGAGCAGATGGCAAACGAGTTCGCCGTCCCGGCGGTCGAACACCACTGCCCGACCGTGCGGTAATACTCGGCGAGCATCAGTTGCGAAGCGATATCGGTGGACTGGGTCGGATCGACGACGTTGGCCGCGTTGGTCGAGAGGCCGTAGAGGTGCATCTCCGCGCCCTCGATATAACCGGCGCAGGCGAGATGGTCGGCATCCGCCAGCGGGGTAGAGGCGCAGAATGTGACGGCGTACCAGCCGCGCCCGTCGACGCGGTTAAGGCAGGCCACCGGGGTCTCGGCCGTCATCCCCTGGACAGTGCGCTCCATCAGCGCCGCCGTCATAAACATCTGCGCGCTGACGTCCGTGCCCGATGACGGCGCGGTAAGCGGTGCGACGGCGGATGTCGCGCCGGCGGTCGTGCTGCTGATAACAAACTGCTGCCCCGTCCACTTGCAGGTCGCGTTATGGCTGGTGAGCGCCGTGTTAATGATCGAGGCGACGCCATTCAAGTTCTGCGCGGTCGAGAAATTGAGGCCGGTGATCTGGGTGACCGCGCCGCCGTTGACCGCGAAGCCGAAGGCCCCGGTGGTGATCGGCGTCCAGTTGCTGATCAGCATCTGCTGCGGCGAGAGGAAGCCGCCGACCAGTGAACCGTTGGTCGGCGTCTTTGCCCATCTCCCGATATAGAGCGTCGAAGGCGGCGGCATCTGCCCGAAGAATAGCGACGCGCCGAGGTATTCCGGTGCCGTCGTCCCGAAGTCCTGGGCGACGTCGGAGAGCAGATTATACTCCCGCATCACTTCCCCCGTGTCGACCACGTTCGAGTCGCCCAGGATCAGGAGCGTATCGAAGTTGATCAACTGCGCCCCGATAGGCTCGAAATAGACGGTCACGTCGACGACGCGCGAGACGGCAAGACCTTGCGGCATGGCTCACTCCTCAGAAGGTGACGGCGCGAGAACGTCCGCCGTGTCGAACTCGGTGACGACAGTGCGATCCGGCTCGGCCGGATTGGCGGTGATCGTGCCCTGGGCGCGGACAAGGGTGCGGACGTTGTAGTCGTAGCGGATCTCGCGACGCAGCACGATGGTCATGTCCACCCGCGACAGCCACTGCTCCATGATCTGTTCGGGCGCGTGGGTAAAGGGGGTGATCTCGACGAGGCCGGTGGCGTTCGCTCTGAGGGCCGCCCGGTTCTGGTCGAGGAACGCACCGCGCCGGGTGATCGAGGCGTATCTCTCACAGTTGGGGCCGTAGAAGGAACACATGACCTCGACGATCTCGTGCTCCTGCACCGCGTCGTAGCCGCCGTCCGGTGTGTCGATGTGCCCCTCCCACGGCATAAAGTCGGGCACCGTGACCTCGACGCCAAAGGCCATCCAGTCGGTGCCGAAATCCGCCAAGTTGACGCCCTCGGGTTGCCAGCGCGGGTGAAGCATCGTCGGATCGTAGCCGCTGATCCCGGCGATCCAGTCGTGGAGGAAGTTCTCCCACTGGTCGTCCTGTAGCGGTGCAGGCGACGGCGGATCATTGGGGCCGAGATAGCCCGCCGTCGTCGAGTCGGGAACCCAGGGCACTTAGTGGAGCTTCTGCGGCGGCCGGACGCGACGCACCCGGTTCGGCTCACTCATTGCCTCGCGGATCGCCGCCGGCCGCTCATCGGCGAGGACGGCGCGCAACTGCTTCGCTGTCTCGGTGTGAAGCTCAAGAAGGTATTTGAAGTTGTCGACGTCGCGGCCCTTCCTGCCCTTGGCTTCGGCGATCAGGCGCTCGTAATTGGAGGCCAGGGTCTCGTGGTATTCGCAGTTCGACGCGACCTTGGCGCGGACAGTGGGAAGCATGGCTAGTCTCCTATCGGATGACCCAGGTGATGCTCTTCAAAAGTTGCCCCGTGTCGATCAGCGGGGTGGTCTGTGCGGCGGTCGTCGCCTTGCGCCGGTACTTGCTGCCCTTGCTGCGGCGTCGCCGGGCCGCCACCGTCGCCGGTTTCAAGGGCGGCGGGATACCAGCCTGGATACGCTTCTGCACCGCGCGCGCGGCAATCGTCCCGGCCGCCTGTAGCTCCTTCATAAAGTCCTCGCCGGCCATCGCCTTCTGTCCGGCGGCGTCGATCTTGGGGAGCCACTGGTTACGGCTGTTGGCGACGCCGGGTCGCAGGAAGGCGCGCGACGGGATGTTGCGCGCCGGACTGCCGGTCTCGTGGATGTAGCCGAGCGCGGCGTTCGAAATCTTCTCGTGCTCGACGAGTGTCGTCGCGACCCGCTCGGGGCTGTTGGCGGGGATACCGACATAGACCCGCTTCTGACCGAGTAGCGCGATCTGCTTGAGGATTTGGGTGTAGTCCGCCATCACGCGCGCCCGACTGTCGGGAACCCAGGCCCCACCGGGTCGGGCAGCGGCGGCCCGTCCACCGCCGAGATCGAGACCGCGACGACATGGGTGAAACCGCGCCCGTATCCGCTGTAGTCGTCAAAGGCGACGACGACGTAGGTCGAGCCGTGCCAGATGATCTCGTCGGGGTGGGTCTTGACCATGTGCGTCGGGTCTTGCACCGGCCCCTGGAGGCGGAACTGCGAGAACACCGAGATCGCCTTGTTCATGTACTGGTCGTCGGGCAGGCGCTGAAGGTCGTTCGGCCCGGCGGCGACGACGACCGCCTGGGCCGTCATCGTCGTCGGCATCCGAACCGCGCGCCCATGCTGATCGAGTGTCTCGATGATCCGGTTGACGACAATGGTATCCCAGAACGACGGATCGAAAGCGTCCGAGACGTCATGCGTCGGCATCATCCCTCCACAGCTTGGCGCGAACCGCGCAGTCTTTTGATTCGAGCAGCTTGCGCAGCGCGACCGTGCGCTCGGGGTTGCGCGGAAGCTGCGTCACGATCTCGTCCGCCAGTTCGGCGAAGAGCGCGCTGATCGGCTGGAGATCGACGCGCAGATGACCGAAGTCGAAGAACTGGAGCAGCGGGTCTTCGCTCACAGATACTCCTCCACTTGCTCGATCCGCGCCCGCAGATCGAACGGCATATTGCGCCGCGCCCCGAAATGCCGCTCCAGGGCGGCGATCAAATCGGTGACCTCGGCGCAGAGAGGCTCCAACTCGTGCGCGACCATAAAAGAGACGGTGGTGTCGTCCTCGCCTTCCATCACGATGAGAACCCCGCTGATCCTGGGTACGGGTATGGCCCCGGCCATGCCCAGCCTTCGCCTCCCTCTGGCGGCACCGTCGCCGCGCCGATCTGCTGCGGCAGGACGCCCGCCGACAAGAGCTTCGCCATCATCCAGAACTGCTGGCCGTAGACCGTCAGATTGTACGGGCCGGCCCCGTCCATATAACCGATACGCACATCGTAACCGACACTGACGCCGTTGACGCTGCGCGACGTCGGCGCGCCGATACCCGCCTGCCCCGGCATTGTCGCCATCCCGTTGGGGCCAAACTTGGTCAACTCGTGCGCGACCCACAGCGCCTGCCCCAACTGGTAGCGCGATCCCCAGACGTCGTAGCTGATCGGGCAGAGGTTGATCCATGCCTGGATCATCACGTCCGAATAGGGCGGGTCGGTAAAGGCCGGAAGCAGCGCCCGCATCTGCTCGATATTGAGCGGGGCGCTGGGGTCGTATACCGCCGGGACACTGGCGCATTGCAGGCTCGCCGAATCGGTGAGGACGCGCCCGTCACTGATCGTGACCTCGGTTTCGACGAGGTAGAGAACGCCGTCGATCATGTTCCCCAGGAGGGCCGACGTGCGTAGCGTGCTGTAGGTCGGGGCCTGGAGGATGTGGCTATTGGGGTCGGGGTCTGGCACGGGCGAGGACGCGGCGACCGTGCACATCCACACGGCGGCGGTGATGGTGCCGGAACCGCCGATCTGCGCGGTGTAGTCAAAGACAAAGGTATCGGCGGCCGGGGCCGGCTGTATCGGGCCGAACGCATCTGCCATCAAGCGACCCTCTTCAATGGGGCGACGACTATCGTCCGCTTGTTGACTCTGGCGGCAGCGCTGCGATCAGGCGGCGGCGTGCCGTTGACAACGACTGTGCGGTCTAGCGCGCCGGCCCAGACAATGCGGTCGGGCGTCTCACTCGTCAAACGATCATCATTTGCCGGGGGCACGTCGCCCGGCACGGCGGGTATCTGCCCCTGGGCATGAACCGCCCCGGTTATCAGCGCTATGTCGGTATCGTCGGTTGCCGCCAGGGCGATAAAGGTCACGACCTCGCCGGCAAGGACGGCGGCGTCCGGCGTGTCGGTCGCGGCGAGCGCGAGGTAGCTGATGACCTGTCCGGCGAAGGCCGCGTGATCCGGCTGGTCTGTGGCGGTAAGCGTTATCTGCCAGGAGAGGCCGCCCGCGAGGGCCGCGACATCGTGCGGGTCGGTCGCCGCCAGAACGGCGATTGCCGGATTAATGACTTGGCCGGCAGACGAGAACGAATCGGTAAACTCGGTCGCGGCCAGTGTGCCGGCTATCCCCGTAACGGTGCCGGCAAAGCCGGGCGTGCCGTAGATCAGGTCGACGCCGACATACTGCCAGTAGGGCCAGCCGCCAGCGGCGGTATAAGGCCCGCCCTCGCTGCTGTTGTAGGCCCCGCCAGTGCTGGTGAAGTCGGGGCCGTAGGTCGCGAAGCTGCCGTTGACATCGGCCCATCCGGCCATCGGCGCGCTATTGGCCGCGACGACGTAGGCGTGGCCGCCGGTCAGGATGGTAGGCGTGATCGGCCCATAGCAGAAGCCGTTGGCTTGCGGGGCCGACATGTTGACGGTCGTGTCGGCGAGGATAGTTCCTGTGGCCTGATCGACCAGCGTGACCGTGGTGGTGCCGCTGTTGCCGTTGCCCGCGAGACAGCCGATCTGCGTGACCGTCTGGTTGGTGTTGGGGGTGACAAACGCCCCGACCCAGAAAGCCCCGCCGCGCGTGTTCCCCGGCGTGTAGCTCTCCAGCATCTCAGAGGCGGCAGGGACTAGGTCATGCGGATCAGTCGCCGCCAGGACGCCGCTTACGCCGCTGAAGACGGTGCCGGCCAGCGCGGCGGCATCTACCGGGTCTGTCGCGGCAAGAGTGCCCGAGACGACGCTGAAGACGGTGCCGGCGAGCGCTGCGTGATCGGCGGCATCAACACTGGATAGCGTCGCCAGCCAGGAAACGGCCCCCGGAAATGAGGCGGCGTCCGCCGTGTCGGTAGCCGCCAGCGTGACTCGCCACGCCACGGTGCCGGCGACGGCCGCCGTGTCGCGGTTGTCGGTGGCCGCCAGGGCCATGAGCCACTGCACCGAACCAGCGACTACTGCGGTATCGGCGGCCTCTGTTGCCGCCATCGTGCCAGCAATACCCGTGACCTGACCGGCGACGGCCGAGACGTCTGGCGGATCGCTCGCCGTCAGAGTCGCGGTCAGGCTGATCATCACCGCGCCGGTAAGGGCAGCGGTATCCGGCGTCTCTGTCGCGGCGAGTTGCGCCAGGGCCGCCAGATATCCGGCGACGGCGGCTTGGTCGGTCGGATCAGTCGCTGAGAGAGCGACGTTCCAGGCCGCAGTGCCCGCTAGGGCGGCTGTGTCGAGCGTGTCGGTCGCGGTGAACGGCCCAAAGGCCGCCGCGAGTCCAGCGAGCGCCGCATGATCCTGCGGGTCTGTTGTGGCCAGGACTCCGGTCCACGCCACAGTCCCGGCAATCGCCGCTGCGTCCGTCGCATCCGTCGCCGCCAGAGAGCCAGAAGCGGCGGCGAGGCCGGCGATAGCGGAGATATCGCGCTGGTCAGTCGCCGCCAGCGTGCCGCTCCAGCCGGTACTGCCGGCTATCGCCGAGATGTCGGGAAGCTCGGTCGCGGCAAGACCGCCTATCAGCCCAAGCTGTCCCTGCAACGATGCCGTGTCGCGCTGGTCAGTCGCCGCGAGTGCGCCTGTCCAGGCGACCTGACCTTGAAATCCCTGGAGACCGGTGACCCCGGTCGCCGAATAGGGCGCGGTCGGCGGCGTAAAGTTACTCGTCCAGGCCGCATAGCCCTTGATAAAGCGGACTTCCTCGATATTGCCGAGGAAGGCGCTGCCCTGGTTAACGCGGGACTGTCCAATTAGCGGCGCTGTAGTACTGGAAACATAGACGTTGAAGGTGTCGGTAAATGGAACTCCGGAATGATTTGGATCGAGAATACCGTCCTTAAAGCAGTAGACCAAACCGCCCTGGCGACAGATCGCAATATGTTGCCAGACCCCGTAGGTTACCGGGGCGAAATGGTGGGTCGCGTTCTGCGCGGTGTAGAAATACCAGTCGCCCTGGTCATAAAAACCGATATCGAGGTTCTCGGTACTGTCGCCGACCGCCTGCCAGCTTATCAGATAGACGAGGGTGTTCTGGATCGGGCGTGCCCAGAAATCGACGGTGTAGTCGCCCGTGCCAAAGGCGTAGTCCTGCGTGCAATCGCTGAGAATCCCGGCGCTGGCCGAGCCATCGAGGTAGAGACTGGCACCGCCGAACTTTGACTGACTTGGATCGACATAGGTATTGGTTGAACTTCCGATCAGCGTCCAGGCGTGCGGGCTGATAGCGTCGGCGGTCGAGCTTGTATCGAAATGGAGCAGCGAGGTCGGGGCCGGGATGCTAGGCGTCGACGCCGTATCGGGTGCGTCGGTCGCCGCCAGGACGGCGAAGGCCAGCCCGCTGCCGCCCGTAATCGCCGCCGCGTCGGTAGCCTCGGTCGCGGCCAGCGTGCCGGTGATCGCCGGCCATGCGACGGTGCCCGACTGCGTCGAGACATCGACAGGATCGGTAGAGGCCAGCGGGCCTGTGATGACCGAGGCGACGGTGCCGGACATCGACGCGGTGTCGATGATGTCCGTCGAGGCCGCAGCGCCGGAAACGTAAGTATTGAAGACCGGCGTGGTGATCGTGTCGGCTGAGATGTAGAACTTGACGTCGCCGCTGTTACTGCCCGAGGCGACGGTCTCGACCCACTCGACTTGGAGGAACAGGTACTCGCCATTGTTGAGCGTGATCTGCGGCGCGGCCCAGGTAACGGTCGAGGTAAAGGTGGCGGTCGTGCTCGATAAGGTCACCGTCGAGCCGACCAGTGATCCGCTGGTCAGTTCGCGCGTGCCCGTCTGGCCGCTGGCGTCGGTCGATGCCCACAGACGGCAATTGATATGACCCGCCTGCGACGACGAGGTCGTGCAGCGCATCCCGAAATTGAAGACCCAGTTGCCGGGCGCGAAGGTGCCGACAAAGGCCCCGGTATAGGCGTTCTGGGTACGGAAGCTGTCGCCCGCTGTGGTATTGCCGGTTCCCGTGCCGGCGGTCGGGTGCGTGTCGGTGGCGATAGTCGAAGAGGCGCTGGCGACAGTCGCGGCGGCCGTCGCGCCGATGCGTGCCTGCCAGTACGGTGTGCTGGTCGAAGTCTTGGCGACCGTCCAGCCAAAGGTCGAGACGACAGCGGTCGGCGCACTGCCGCCATCCTGTATCGCCCCCATAAAGTTGGGCGACGCGCCCGTCGTGTTGAGCAGGTAGAAGTTCTTGCCGGCCCCGCCCTGGACGCCCGCCTGTCCGGCTAAGCTATCGGTAGGATCTGTCGCGGCGAGAGTGCCGGTGATCCCCCCACCAACGACCGCCGGCTTGAGAAACGGCAGGCGGTGGACTTGAAAGGGGCCGGCCATGCTACGGCCCCGTCAGCATTCTGAGCCAGTTGACCTCGTCGCGGCTCAGCGTGCGGTTCCAGATGCGCAGATCGCTTATCGGGCTGTTGCAGGTATAGCCGCCGTTTAGCGAAGCGTCGTAGGCCGACATGGTGATCTTGACGCTGGCGGCGGCCGGGGTAGTCACGCCGCTGACCGCCTCGCCGAGAAGGCCGTCGACGTAGAGGCTGCGTGTCCCGGTGCCGCCCGCCGCCCCGGCCCAAGTGCCGACGACGTGCGACCACTGACCGACCACCGAGGCACCGATATTGCCGGTATAGCTGCCGTTCACCCCAAAGTGAAATCCGGTGCCCGCGCCGCCATTGCCGATGCCCAGGACGTATTGCGCTTGCCAATCACCGATCTCGATCAGCCGCCCCAGGGCCGCCGAGGCGGCGGTTGGCGATATCCATCCGGCGACGGAAAAGTTGGTCGGATTGATCGGCACGGCAACCGTGCTCTGACCGTAGGTATTCGTCGCGCCGGTGCCAAAGTGGAGAGCCGCGCCGTTGTTTCCCGCGACCCAGCTTGGATTTGTAGGAGGAAAGGCGCAGGTCACCGTGACATGCGCGCCGCTGGGGCTGGCGTCGTAGAGCATCAGCCCCGACCCCTCATTGAACAGCCACGCCCCAATCAGCCCCGCATTGAGCGGGTGCGCGAGCTGTTCCCTGGCGGGAAGTGATTTGAGGCGGCCCATCACACGGCGGTAACGTTGCTGAGATCGGCGCTGACCGTGACATTCTGGCCGGTATTCGATCCGGCGACGAGACGCACTGCGCTGTAGCCAATCGGGATCTCGGCGGTGAAATAAGAGACGGCGCTGGCCGTCAGGCTGGCGATAAACGCGCCGCCGAGATTGATCGGCAGGGTCGGCGCGCCCGCGTTGTAATCGTTGGCGACCTGAACCTGCACTTGCGCGGCGATGGTCGGGCCGGTGCCGCCATTGGTCAACGTCCCGGAGACGGTCGAGCCGTAGGAGCCGGTAAGGTCGATCCATGTCGAGTTGGTATTGCCGGCCCCGGCGGTGAGCGTGGTTGATGCCCAGATGCTGGTACGGGCCTTAGTCGTCGCCATGATCCACCCACTCGAACGTGTAGGAACAGCCCGGTTTGTCGGCGATCTGGTCTGGGTTGTCCGGCCAGACGTTGCACCCGCTCAGGTAGTAGGGGTCTTCGCGCCCACGCGGCACCATCCCGGTATGGCCGAGACAGGCTGTCGGCTCCAGCGGCGTCGCCAGCTTGAAGGTGAGGAGCGGGCACCAGCCCGCCCGCTCGGGAGCCTGACGCATCAAGGCCGAGCGGCGCGGGTTCTCCTCTTCCGGCGACTCACCGGCAAAGGGGTCGCCCTCGCAACACTCGCCGCATCGGCAGCATGTCCCAGAGCGAATCCAGGGCATGTCAATCACCGGATGCCGCTGACGATATAACGCCGTTCTTTCGCGGGAGTTAGTGCCATGATATACAACCTAGCCGTGTGTTATAGTCCCGGAAGTTATAGTTACAGTCTGGCCGGAGGTAATCGACGTCGAGTTGAGGTTGATGTCGCTGCCCGACGTACCCACGGTCAAACCGCTGATAACCGTTGTTCCGGCGTTATTGCGAAATTCCGCTAATGCGGCCGTACCTGACGCGCTCGCGGTCGCGGAGAGCGGCACGCCTTGCAGTGTCGCCACCGCACCTGAAACGGTAAAAGCCGTAGCTGGCAACGCAATGGTCGCGAGCACGCCGGTCCCGCCCGAGAGAGACGCCGTACCGATCACAAGCTGACCGGCCGTCGCGGTGCCTGTCGCCGCCGCTGGTGTTCTGCTCGCGATGACATCGGCCATGACCTGCATACGGGGGGTTTTTACAGTGGCGGTGGCATAGGTGACGGTCATGGCTGCGGCTCCGGCTTCAGTTCATCGAGATCCTCGATGATGTCTATCGTGCCCTCGATGGGCGGCAGCAGCGTCCCGCAGGAGGGCGCGTGCTCCTGCGTAGTGCCGTCGCAATGAGGGCACTTGGTATCCCCCATCGTCATCGGCGGCCCCTCCTGTCGGTAAGCGGTGCCACGCCGTGCGGCATCCAGTATTGCTCGTTCTGCCGCTGTATCTCGGCCAGCGTCAGGGCGGGCGAAGCGAGTTCGGAGCGCTGGCTGGGCATCGCCGGTTGGTCGTTCGCGCCGCCCTCGCCCCAGACTTGGACGGTGGGACAGCCGAACGCGCCAAAGGGATTTATTCCTCCGGTGATGCTGCCATAGGTAGACCGCCTCTCGTTGGCGTCGTTCGCGGTCGGCGGCGTCGACGCGTCGGGGTGTTCCTGCGGGTGCTCGCCAAACGGGGCCGGGTCGGGCGGCATGACGAGGGGCGCTTCGGTGCCCTCGTCGCCCAGGCCGAGCTTTTCCTGTAGCGCCGGGTGTTCGGGGCCAAGCTCGTGTGCCGACTGATCGGTGCCGGCGGTATTGAGCGCCGCCTTGACGCCCTTGACCGCCATCCCGCCCAGGCCGTCAGCCTCGTCGTTGCAGTCCTCTTCCTTGACCTCCTCGTCGCCGTAAACCTTAACCGGCTGGCCCTTGAGGATCATCTTGGTGTCGGTCGCGCCAAAGTTGGGCATGTCGCCCTCCCGTGATTTGCGCAGCGCCGCCGCGACGGCCTGCTCCTGTGGGTGCCCGTGTTCGACCATCTCGCTGATGTTTTTCGAGATCGTCGCCTGCGACGAACCGGAATGCAGTGGCATGGCGGCCTCCTAGACGGGCTTGACTCCCTGGGCCTTGAGGTAGGGATGCTGGGCGACGCTGGCCGGGACTTCCTGCACGCCCGACTCGAACGAGATCATCGACAGGTCATCGAGCGTCAGCGAGAACGCCTCGGGGATCAGCATCTTGACCGTGCCCTCGCCATGCGCGTCGGCGTACATCTTGCCGTCGATCTTGCCGACCGGGGCACTGCCGGGCGTCGGCAATCCAGCGGTCTTGGCCTCGGCCTCGTCGCGTATCGCCTTCTCCTCGGCGGCGGCGCGGGCCTTCTTCTCGTCGTCGGTCTCTTCCGCCGGGTGCGCTTCGCGGCCGTGTGCGTCGCGTTGTGATTGTGCCATCTGGGGTCTCCTGTGGGTTACGGGCGTGCCGCGTCAGCGGGAGGCGGCTCAATGTACTCGTAAGGCCCCATCAGAGGCTGTAGCGCGCCCTCCTCCTCCCCGCTATCGCATCCCGGCGGTGCCCAGGACTTGCGCGAGGAAGTAAAGAGCTAACGCCAGCCAGCCCAAATGCGGGCGCGGCCAGGGCCGCACCCAGGGCTGGAATGCCTCGATCAGGGCCAGGATAAAAGCGGCGACGAGGAGGATCATACCAATCATCGGCAACCTCCTTTCGCCCTTCTATCACAGGCCGTCGAAGTAGCCGATGGTCTCGCCGTAAGGCACCTCGATCTCGCCCAGCTTCCCGAAGTAACTGGTCTTCTGCCAGATCGCGTCGTACTGGATCGGCGTGCGATTGAGCAGGGTCATCGGGAAGCGGACGTAATTCATGTCCTTGGTGTAGACCACCATCCGGTCGACCGTGCCGGTCTGGCCGAGAGTGCCGCCGGCCCCTGCGCCGTTGCACCACTTGCAGGGGAGGATTTCGAGGCGGCCCTGCCCCGAACGCGCAAGTAGATTATTCTCCTCGATATAACGCAAAATCGAGGTAGTGCCGGCCGTCGACACCAGGGTGGTGGCGATATAGCCGTACTGGATCGTCGGCAGGAGGATGCGCGACGGGACGACCGCCCAGGCCGAGTTGTTCCACACCGCGTTCAAGGCGGTGTTGAAGTCGGTGAGGATTTCCGCCGGGGTCTTGGCGTTGGTGCCCATCCAGTGCGATGTGCCGCCCGCGCCGTTGGGCAGGTTGGTGATGACCCCCACGCCCTGCACGCCACTGGCCTGCACCGGCAGATTGACGAGACCCTTGGCCCCGACATCGGCGTCGCCGGCATAAACCTGGGCGTCGATGTCGAACTGCCACTTCAATTTGATCCCGTCATACTTCTGCTGGTCGATGGGGCGGCCCAACCTTAGGCTGCTTTCAAGCTCCATAATTGTATATTTTAGTTCCATCGCCCAGGGTCGGAGCGGCTTGACCAACAGGCCGACGTCGACCGAGACGCCAGTGATCTGATTGGCCTCTTTGCCGATCCACGCCTTGCCGCCATTGACCGAGTTCGGCGTGCCTAACCCACTGGGCATCCCGTAGGAAAGCTGGGTGAAGCTGGTGCCGTCATCGGCAATGGTGACGTCCTGGCGCAAGTCGATGTCGCGGCCCCACGTCACCGCCGCCAAGGGCAGATGCATCGTGGGATCGAGGCGAATTAGTTCGCCATGCAGGAACGCACCGGTTGAATCGTAGTACTTCCCGTCATACGAGCGAAAGGGCTGCCCCATTCTCTTACCGAGTGCATTGCCCATCGCGTCGTGGGTGCGCGGATCACCACCCGCGAGGCCCACCCGCAATCCACCGTCGAGCGGCATTACCAGTCTCCTTGTGTGAAGTTTGGGGAAAGTTTGCGGCTAGATGTTGAAAGCCAGTTCGCACACGCCGTTGGCGTCCGGCCCCGACATGTACTGCGTCTTGGTCGAGGCGATGTTGATGGTGTTCCCGGCGCTGGTCGCCGACTCGAACCCGCCCTGGGTGTGCGGGGCGGCGGTTGCCGCAGCCCAGACAAAGACCGACGCGCCGATATTGGGCGTGCCGTTCACCTGCACCATGATGTGGCCCATCCGCAGAATTGTGAGCGGCTGCGGCGGCGAGGGCGGGATCTGGTTGACCCCAAGCGGCTGCTGGCCGTAGGGGCCTTGCGCCGACCCCATCTGCTCGGGAAAGGCGCGCACGGTAATCCCGTAGATATCCGTCGCGGTGTTGTCGCCGGCGACGAGCTGGCGGACGCAGCCGGTCGTCGGGTCGATGGCGACCGCCTGCCCGTAGGCGAGCGGCGGGTTGGAAACCAGAGCGGGCTTTGACTCGGTGCTGAAGAGGTGCCGGGAGAGATCCCCCGCGACCCCGAACGGGGGCCGGAATGCATAGGCGACCATGTCAGTCCTCCTTCCTTAAAGGGATCAATGCTTGTTCTGCTTCGCCCAGAACTCGGCGTTGGCCGCGCCAATGCCGGCGAGCGTCACGGTGCCGACCGGCTGTGAGCCGCCGTCCATCATGTGCTCGGGGATGCCGCGTCCCTTGGCCTGCTGGTTCTCGCGCGCCTTGGCCGCGCCGACCGCGACGAATAGATCGCGGACGCGCTGGCAGTCCATGCCCTCGACCCCGGAAAAACGGCCGCCCGACATGTCCTCGATCAGCGTGCGGGTGTCGGGGTGGTTCCACGCGAGATCGATGACCTTGGAGCGGAACGCGCACAGCGCGTCGTGCGTCTTCTGCGGCGGCAGCGCCGCGTCGAAGGTCGGCAGGCGGATGCCGGGCACGAGGATGTCGCCGTAAGCCAGCGTCTCTTGGAAGCTGTCGGTCATAAAGGCACTGTCGCGCGCCTTGCGATGACTGTCGCCCGTGCCCGGCGGGGCTTCCATCATAAAGCCGGGCAGGATCGAGCGGTTCTCGTTGCCGCCGGCCTCTGGCGGGTCGCGGAACCCGTCGCCCGATTTGTCGTCGTCCTTGTCCTCGTCCTCGTCGCGACCGCGTCCGCGCCTGCGCGCATCGCCGCTCTTGTCCTTGTCGTCGTCATCGTCCTTGTCCTCGTCCCGGCCGCGCGAGCGGAAGCGGGCGTCGGATGCCTTCTCCTCCTCGTCCTCGTCCTCGTCGCGGATGAGGCCCATCCGCATCCGCCGGGCGGTGCGCGCGGCGTGCTTGAAACTATCGCGGGCGGTGCGGAACTTGCGCCCGTTGCCGGTGATGATGGCGTCCTGGGCGGCGGCCAGCGCCCGCCAGATTTCCTCCAACTCGTTGTCGTAAGCCTTGAGGGCACGATCCATCGGCATCGGGATTTGATCTCCTGGCGCTTCGCCGTTGCCATTGCCCCCGACATGGAGGTGAAGCTCGGCATTGTCGGGAAGGTCGTTCATCGCGTTCTCAAGCTCGCCCTCGTCTCTGGCGGTAAAGGCGCGGCGAATCCGGTCGCGCCACCCGGTCGCGGGTGCTGCCATGTCTCAGTCCTCCTCGGTTAAAGTCTCGGCGGATCAGCCGCCGCCGCCACCACTGCCGCAGTTGCCGTTGCCGTTGCCGGTGCAGCCGCCGCCATTGATCGAGTTGGTCGTCGCCGGGTTGCCGACCGCCGTGTTGGGACTGGCCGTCGCGGTGGGGCTCGCCGTGACAGTCGGGCTGGCTACAGACGAACCGCCTGCGCCACCCAGACCCCCAGCACCACCGTTAGCGCTGCCGCCAGTGCCCCCATTGCCAGTACCGCCAGCGCCAGTGCCACCAGCACCGCCCTGTCCATTGCCTCCCCTGGCGCGCGATGACGCTGTGCCCCCGGCGCTCTGGTTGGCGTTGGTCGAGGTATTGCTGGTGTTGACATTGACGCCGCTGCTGGTGCCCCCGCTGGTCGGGTTGCTGCCGGTGACGGCACCCGTCGTCTGGCCGGAACCGGCGTTGAGGGTCGGGTTAGAGGTGGTGTTGTTCTCGTTGACGTTCGGCCGCAGGAGGGCCGCTCCCAGCGCCGCCGATCCGGCCCCGCGCAGGATCGACTGAACGATAGCCTCGCCGCTGCCGGACGATATCGGTTTGAACGTGCCGGCCGCGTTGAACTGGCCGATCTCGACAAGGATAGGCCCCTCCAGTCCCTCGCGCGTGTGGACAATCGACACGCTGCGGCCATAGTCGTCAAAGACCGTGTTTACGCGGTCGCCGCAGGCAGCCAGGAATAACCCAGCGACGAGCGCCGCTAGGCGACCCATAGCCGGCCGTGGATCACGACGCGGGGCCTCGGCCTGTGAAAGTTCTTACCGCCGCAGTTAGGGCAGGAGTCGCCAATCGAGCAGCGGATGCCGCAGCGCCCCATGTCGACAATGGCGCAGTGGTTGACCCGAATGTTGTGCTGCCGCCCGTGCCCCGGCCCCAATTCCTCATAATCCGCATCGTAGCCCAGCGAGATTTGCCGCTTGCCGCCCTCTATCGTCTTGATCGCGGTCGGGTCGTAGATCATCAGATCGGCGCATAGGAGGTCGGGTTCATCCGCTGATCGGTGCGGGTTGATCATCGTCCCGCAGGTAAGGTCGCGCCAGTTGGACGGATCGATGTCGATGCGCCCGCCATCCCAGCCCATCGGGTGGTCGACGCAGACCGGCTTGCCCCAGCAGCTTGAGATCGCCTCGGGGTGAAAGACCTCGTCCTCGTTGCGCTCGATGGAGACAAAGTCGCCCATGACCGGGGTCTCGCCCGGCCCGTAATGCTGCACCCCGCAGCGCGCCACGGGCACGTCGCGGCACAGCATAAATCCTTCCTTGGTCATCGAGCGCTTGGAACCGAATGGGACAAAGTCAGTCCAGCGCATCGGCTCCTCCGATAAAGATATGGCCGCCAGAGTTCCCCCTATGGCGGCCAAGTTTGGCTATGACGAACCTCTCAACCCCGTGCTACCGCCCCGCCAAAGAGCGCCGCCCTTTCGTCGAGTTGGTTGCACAAGGCCCCCATTCTACCCGCCGTTGGGCATCAGGTCGTGCCCAATCGTCGACTGGGCGACCTTCTGGTAGACGTGGATGTATTCGACCTCCATCGCCTGCGGGAAGGCGCTGTCGTCGATCCCGTAGCGCCCGGCCCACTGCCCGCCAATCGCCAGATTGGTGAAGAGGTAGGCCCCCGGCATGACGTTGCCGTCATCCGCCACCCAGTCGTAAGTCCCTGAGAGGATCAGCTTCCTGTCGCAGAACATGGTGAAGTTGGGGCGCTGGTAGAGCAGCGCGAAATTGTGGAAGGCGTCGGAGAAATCGTAGGGTGCCCACCAGTATGACCACTGGGTGTTGTAGTCCGCGATCCACTGCGTCCACGAGTAGCCCTGCGGGTTACTGTCCCAGTCCAAGACCTGACAGTTGCAGTGCAGCATATTGAGCTTGTCGTCCTGCTCGTTGTTGACGATCTCCATGACGTCGATCTCGGGCGGCCAGGGTATCGACGAATCGTCGCCGGGCACGCGCTCCGAGCCGGCGAGCCAGAACGCCGTCCAGATACCCTTGCCCTTGGGTATCTTCGCCCGGCAGTCGAAATACCACGCGTCGCCGTTGGCGATGTCGAAGCAGTCTTTTGAGCGGATCATCCCGGAGGGGTAGTACCAGCCGTCGGTGAAGGGCAGTGCCGTCAGATCGCAGCGCGCCCCGGTCATCACGTGATTGCCAGCCTCGCGGTAACGCGACGCCTCGTCATTGAGGAAGTCGAGCCAGCCGTCGTTGTAGGCGTAGCGCGTCCACCAGCGGTTGGTGTCGAGATTGGACGTCGTAAAGTTCTCGGCGAGCACGACGCGAAAATCCGGGGTCAGAACAAAGTCGGCCGCCGCTGCTTGAGGCGTCGCAGCTTGAGCCGGTGCCGCAGGGACGCGCCAATCCTTGGCTTGCGGGTAGGCGCGCTGGTAGGGCGGCTTGACGTCGGACTTCATGGGTTGATCGGGGTCGGCGGCCCCACCGGGCTGATTGTCCCGGCGACGGCCTCGCCCGCCACAACCGTGATGTCCATCGTCGTCACCAGGGCCTTGACGCCTGCCCCCATGTCGACATCGGCGGTCGCGGTGACCTGACCGTTGCCGGCCGGCCCCACGGGCGTGATGGTGAGCTTTGACGGGTCGTCCGGATCGACCAGCGCGCCGATGATCTCTGGCGGATCACTGGCCCAGGAAATCGTCTCCACCGAGGCCGGGTTGCCCTCGGCGTCGACATAGGTCACCTGAACCTCGACCTCCATATCGGCCGGCAGTGTGTAAGCCATGTAGCCTCCTTGGACGCAGATGGAAAAACGCTCGTAGGTGAGCCGCGTCAATCCGGTGACGGCCGGCGGCACAGGCGTCGACGGCGCGAGGCGCAGCAATAGCTCGCCGCCGATGGTCAGGGTGATTGCGCCTGTCGTCATAGCCGGTCGAACCGCACGCCGAGATCGTCGTACTTCTCTCTTGCAGTTTGAAGTAGCCGGTCGATGCGCTCGACCTCGCGCTGGTCGTCGCGCCGCGCCGCCATGTGGACTTCCTGCTGCAAGCGCGTGACCTCATGCCGGGCCTCGGCCAGCCGCTGCGCGAGGCGCGGGTCGGCGTGGCGTGCCCTGGCGACGCGGGCGCTTGCGGGGCCGCCCGAAGCTTCCATCGCCTCCAGATAGGTGAGGCTGCGCTGCGTCGGCTTCGCCATCGCCACAACGTCGTCGTCGGGCAGCACCACCTCGGGGAAGCACCGGCAGTTCGGCCCCGCGCCTGGATGATAGCGCATCTCCTTCTGTCCCGGCTCGGAGGCAATCGGCGGCGCGTCCCAACGGTGGAACGTGCCCTCCAGGCGCTTGTGCTGTGGGCGCACATCGGCGTCGAGGGCCGATCTCCAGATATAGCCGTCGCTGCCGATGTGCTGTGCGCGCACCTGGGTGAACGTCGTCGACGCCCGGCCTGTCTCGGTGCGCGCGATCAGATTGGCGCGCGACTTGGTGACCAAGCCGGTCGCCAGAATGTCGTCCGATATGTCCTCCCACCGCGTCCCGGCGTAGAGCGACTGCGTCGCCAACTCGTGCACCCGGTTGGCGGCGACGTCGGGCAGCGACTTGATGAGGATTACCTGTTCCTCTATCAGCCGCTGATAGGCGGGGAAGACGGGCGCACTGGCGAGGTCGCGGCGCAGTTGCTGGCCCATCGCGCGGGCGTGGCGCATCCAGGCGGCGAAGTCGCGGCGCATGACGTCGGTCAGCATCGAAGTGGCTATTGCCCTCGCCCACGGGTCGAGCAGATCGGCGTACTGGCGCAGGGCCTCTTCGACCTCCTCGACGCTCTCGGGGTCGTCGGGGTTGAAGACGCCGTTGACGATATCGGCGACGTGCTGGGCAATCCGCCGCAGGCGCTGGGCGTAGAAGCGGTCGGCGCGCCGGGCGCGGGCAAAGCGCTGGCGCTCGGCGCGCGTCTCCCTGCGCCACACCGCGTCGAGACCCCATCCCGCCAGGAGACCCGTGCGGTTCGGGTCGATCCCGATAAATGTCTTACCTTGCGGCGTAGTTGCGGGCATGGGGCTTGGCCGAATTGCGGTTGCCTAACGGCGCGCCCGACTTGGCGTGGAAGCTGATCCCCATCTTGGCGGCTTTGATCGCGACGGCGGCGGGGCTGCGTCCTAGCTCGGCCGCCGCCTGCCGCATCGACATACCGGCGTGGGCGGCGAGTTCCATCTTGCGGATCTCGTCGTAGCCCCACTTATCCCCCGCCACTGCCACGCCCCAGGCTGATCGTCGGCGGCGGCACCGGGTTGCGCGGCGGCTTCCTGGCCGGCGGCATCGAGGTGATGTTCCCGCCGGCCCCGCCCGGCGCGCCCTCCTCGCCCGGCTGCGGCGGCTGGCCCATCATCCCCATCGCCTCGTTCAACTTGTTCATCTCGTCGTCGTCCTCGGCGGCCTGTATCTCCTCATCCGAGATGGTCGACCAAATTCCTGTCTGTTGCGCCGAATTGCGCATCTCCTCCAGCGCACGCTTGCGCCCGACAATCCCAAGCTCCTCGGCCGACAGCACCGTGCGGGTCACGGTCTCGGCCAGATCGGCCTTCTCCTTGGGCAGCAACTGCCACAATGGTTCAAAGGTGAAGGTCGCGTCCTCGGGGAGGACAATCCCCTCAGAGCGGGCAATCACTTTGGCGCAGAGTTCTATCGGCCGGCGCAGGCGCAGCTCCTGCTGCTGGTGGATGCCGTCGTAGTACATCCGCAAATCCGATTCGCCGGTCGAGTTGAGGCCGGCCGGCGACTGGCCGAAGAGGCGCACCAGCGGGATTTGCAGCGCCCCCGACAGTTGCTGGCCGAATTGCATCAGCGCCTCTTCCAGGCCGGCGAAGGCGTAGGTGGTGGTGCCGAACTCGTCGTCGCCATCGAGCAGGGTTATCCCCTCATTCGACTGGAAATACCGGATCATGTTTATCTGGTTGAGGATCTTGGTCATCTCGGTGCCGCCCACGGTGATCATCTCGCGCAGGCCGCGAATCTTCACCCAGCGCAGATACGCGCGATAAATCAGTTGCGCGACACCCTGCGTCGCTGAATCGAAGGCGACGAGGCGGTCGTACAGCCGCTCGAATATCGACATACCCCATAGATTCTCAGCGATCTTCTGCCAATACGGCAGGGCGTAGCCCTCGTAGCGGAAGATGCGCGAGTAGTGGATCATCTGCTTGGGATAGGCCGGCGCGTCGGCCGTCACCCGGTAGAAGCGCGGCAGTCCGCGCTCGGTGCGGCTCTCCTCCTCCTGCACGAGATCGGAAAGGGACGGCTCGACCATCCAGCGATCCATCGGCGTCAGGCCGCGAAACGCATTGCGCCCGACAGTCTCCAGGCGCAGCGGCTGCGCCGGGTCTTGGCCGGCGACCTCGATGACGCAGATCGCCCCGCCGTACAAGCGGCCCCACTTGATCAGGTCGTTGAGTTGCGACCAGACGCCAAAATCTTGGAAGCAGCGGATCAGCTTCTCGCTGTCCTCGGGTGGGACTTGCCCGGCCCAGTCGATCCCCATCTTGGTCATGTCGTCGGCGACGCTGTCGACGGCGACCCCGCATATCCAACTGGAGCGGTACATCCACTCAAGGAGTGTTCGCTCTCTGGTTATCGGGTTGAAGCCGTAGGTCGACGACGACGACAGGTTCTCGGTGCCGATCCCGACCGAGGCCATGAAGTTCTGGTAGCTGTCGCCCGTGCCCCAGGACTTGCCGCCATCCGGCCGGTGGATACCGGGAAGGCCCTGGGGCGGCACATTGATCGGCTCGCTGCCGCTGCCGCGACGCGGCGGCAATGGCGAGCCGTATTGATCGAGGATCGCCATTAGCCCACCTTTGTTTGATTACTGACGTAAAAATCGAGGAATTGTGATGGCCGGCATGAAAGGCCGCAGCGGCGGGCGACGCCCTGGCGCAGGGCGTCCGCGTGGCAGTAAGAGCGGGCAAACCAAGGCGCGCGACGCGACGATGGCCGAGATCGAGCGCTGTCTCAAGTTCTTGGTCAGGCAGCGACAGAATGAGTACGAATCGGGGCCAAACATTTTGCGCCGGTTGACCGAGATCGAAAAGCACCTGTCGCTGCGCGAGCGCCGGCCGCCGACCCCGCGCTTCTCCAGAGGCGCGCCGATGGGCCGCGAGAGCGCCGCCGAGCGGCTGTTCACGAAGCCGGCGGCGTCCACACCAACTGAGGGTTAGCCTGCGCCCACTGGGTCCACAGATTGCGCAGGCCGGAATCGACAAAGGTGCCGAGCGCCTGCCGGCCGCCGGCCGTGAGCAGCGTCATGAACTCGCTGGGCGAACCGCGAAACGAGTTCGGCACGATGATCTGGTTCGAGCGGTAGGCGGCCCATTGCGGCACGTCCATGCCCTGCGTCGGGGCCGGCGGCAGCGAACCGATGATGATCGGCACGGCCTCGACCGAGGGCGGAAAGGTGGCGTCGACAATCCAACCCAGGACGTGGTTGTCCCATATCTGCACGTAGTCCTGGCCGGTCGAGTCGGTGCCGTAGCCAAAGCTCAGGATCAGATCGTCGGGTTGCGCCGAGATCGCGGTCGATGACGGTGTCGGCGCGCGCGGCTCGGGTGGTTGTCTCGTGTCGCTCATCATAGCATTCCTGCCCAAGCTCGTTTCCAACGCGGTTGCAGCGGCGCGAAGCACAGCATCAGGGCGTCCGCCCGGTCGGGCGAGGGGATGCCGCGCTTCAGCATCTGATCCTTCGATTCCAACTGGATGCGGCCAGAGGAGGTCATCGAGTACTTGATCCCCACCAGTTGGCCTGCCAAGTCGTCGTCGTCGGGGATGGCGATCTCGCCGCGCTCGAACCGCTCGCGCAGCCGCCAGAAAAGCTCGGCCCGCAGGTTCTGGAAGCGGTCTGTCTCGCCCCTCTCGTTCGAGTCGCGGTCGTGCCGATCGGAGGGCGCGACGCCGACATTGATCGGGATGATGTCGACATTCTGGTGCCCGAACTCGCGGTGCGCCTGCAATTCCT